TTAACTGACAGTTTAATATTAATTTACTCTTATTTAAGTTGTCTCAATTTTTTAGATAATCTTTTAACTCTATCAGTATTTTGTCTATACCATTTGCTATCAATCATCTCATCTGCTGCTTTTTGATAGTCTTCGTTTTCAAGTGCTTCCCACATTCTTTTAAATTTCATTTGTTTTGGAACACCTAAATTATATCCCATATTTAAAAGTGCCTCTTTCACATTTTCAGGTAATTCTACAAAGAAAGGTTTATTATCTATAATTTCTTGTTCTGTTTTTTTAAGCCTATTTTTTAAAAGCCATTCTGCTTCATCTTGACTCAAAGGTAAAAGTGTCCCATAACCGATAGTCAAATTCAAATCTTTTCTTATTGGTAAATAAATATCATTAAAAGCTCTATAACTTTTTAACTTTCTTGGGTCGATATATGGAAGTGGGTCATATCCTTCGTCTCTTTTAATATCTTCAATTACATTTTTATAATTCATTCAAACTCCTTTATCAATAACTGCTAACTTTTTACCTTTAAGTTCATTAATTATATCTTGTACTGTATCATCTACTACATCATTAGTACTCATACTTTTTATTTTATTAAGTCCATAAATAACTAATCTTGTATAAAATCTTTCAAATACAGCTTTCCAAGCAACTTTACCTAAAATAGCTATACTCATTTCCCAAAACATCGTTACTAATGTGCTAATCATTTTTTATCCTTTATAATCTCATCTTTCAATGACTTGCTTCCTAATTTTTCTGCTATAACAAGCTCTATAAGATAAATAGCTCTAGTCCCTTGATGGGCCACAAATCCAGCAATAGCTACAGCTATAAGTTCATTTGCTCCAACTCCAACAGCCCCTAAAAAAGTAACTACACTTAGTCCCATTGAAGAAATTAAATCAAGCAGGAATATTCCTATTTTTTGAATAGTAGTTCTCCTTACACTATCTTCTTCTCTTTTAACATAATTAAGTATTGCTCCCCAAATTCCTAATCCTAAAACTATCAAATATGATATTATAGGGATATCTTTTATCATTTCATATTTTTGCATATTTACCACCTTATAGTTATGTTAGCAAATGCCCCAAGCAAAGCACCTAACATATCAGCATCAACATCATTTATGTCTTTATTACCAAATCCTTGCCCATCTCTTACTTCTTTTGCCCAACCGAGTAAAATCGTAAAACCCACAGATATTAAAAACACTTCTGTTTTTGTAGGTTTTGTATCTGAAAAAGCTTTATATGTTTCAGGAACTACTACACTTGCAAGTAAAAATGAACCAGCAAAGTGTTCTCTTTTATCTTTCTGTTCCCAAAAGTCTTCTTGTAAAAAGTTGTTAGTTTCAGCAAAAAGGAAAGATGTAAAAATTAACAATAAAAATAGTATTTTCATTTTATCTCCTATATTTAATTTGATGATAAATTCTAACAGCCCAATACATTAAAGTTCTGCTGAATTTATCTACTTTTAACTCTTCTAAACATTCTTTAAAACACTCATCAGCTTTTTCATATTCTTCTCTATCACAAAGATAATCATGCACGATTACACAAGGCAAATAATCTGTGCGATTTGGAGGAAATAACCACCAAAAAAGTCTTGGAACACTTGCTCCATCAGTTCTAAAACCTTTTTTGATTACAATATCCTTATATTTCAAATCTTTAACAAGTTTAAATTTATGTTCTTTTAAAGGTTGTAAAACTACATCGCTATATTTCAACTTAAAAGTCCTATTAACTCATCTATACTCTCAGCTTGAACTGCTGCTTCAATTTTTTCTGTATATATACTTATATTTGTAGTTACAGCATTTAAAACATTATTTAAAAGTTCGCTATCGCTGTATCCAGCATTTGCTAAATTAAGCATTTTGTTATAAGCACTTTTTTCAAGTTCTGTAAGAGAACTTGTATCTGGATTTTGAGCATCAAGAAGTTTTATTACAAGTGCTATTGCTTTTGAATTAGAAGCAGATAAACCTGCTTGACTTTCTGCAGTTTTTTTAACTGCTCTTTGTATTAACCAATTAAAAGTATCAATAGCACTTTTTCTTAACTCTTCTAAATCATTAGGTATATTCCAAATTTTATTTCCTTTCTCATCAATATAATAAGGTTTTATATTTGTATGTATTTGGTTGTTTATTTTAATTGCTTTAATCATTCTATTTCTCCTTAATCGCTAAAATTATAATTACTAAGTAAATTAATAGGATTGCCACTATCTGAATCTTTAATAATTCCTGTAACAATTTCTTCCAAAGTAGATTTTGAACCTGTTATATTGTGTGAGAAGTCATTAAGTATCATTGTTCCATTTGTAATTTTTGCAAAAACAGAATTATCCTGTGTATCTATTGTTGTATTATATAAAGCTATACTAGAAGTAGCACCTTGATACCCATTCGATTGAAATACATAAATATTATTATTATCTGGTAAATAAACTTCACAATCTATACAAAATAAATTATGTGGAAAAGATGTTTCACCATAATAACTTTGAATTGAAGTATCGCCTTTATAAGGTAAATCATCATTTAAATCTGTTAAATCAAATTTAATATTAAATTTTCTTAATGTAAGACCAGCAATTAAACGAAAATTACACAATCTATTATATTTACCATCATTAGTTACTTTAAAAGTTAAATCTTTTTTTTCATCATCAACATTTGTTATATTGATATATTTTAGAGTTGCAATAATAATTTCATTAAAATCAAAATTTCCTTTTGTATACAAGTATGCTTTTCCACCAACAGAAACACTATCAACTGCTTTTTTGATAGTCTTAAACGGTGCTGAGCTACTTCCTTCATTGTTATCATCTCCATTTTCAGCATCCACATAAAATGTTCTATCAAATTGCCCGAGTGCTCCACCTACATCGTCCCAAATATGTTTTTTAAATAAACCTCTGTTTTCTACATTTTTAGTTTTTATATTACCATTTGCATCTTTGTAAGTATATTCGACTGTTTTAGGGTCACTATCCATCACATCAGGATAAATGTTTGCGAAATTTGTTAAATTAAAATTTGCTATATCGAACGGATTTGCCATTTCTTCTCCTTTTTTATTTAATTAAAATTGCTATTTGTGCTTGTTGTACTACTATTTGTGTTAGTAGTCCATTTAACATTACATCAATATCATATTTGTTATATGTCGCTTCTATCGGAATTACAAAACTTTTTATTTCATTTCTTGCACTTATTGCATCTTCTTTATAACTATAAGCCCTATTTTTATAATTTAAAGTTTCGTTTCTTAATTCATTTACTTCATTACCTATTTTGTTTATAGAATGTCCTGCATTATTTATGTCTACATTTAAACTATTTATAGTCTCACAAAAAGAAGGTAAAGCATTTAAAAACTTATCAGCAGTATCTATGAAATCTGTATCATATCTTCCTGCTACTTTAGGTAAAATAGGAAGTTTTGTCTCAATTTTATTGTAATCTGTCATTCATTCTCCTTTTAAACTAATCCTCTAAGGCTCAAACTACAAGTAAGCATTTCTGGATTATCCACAGAAATACTAAAATTTTCATAGTATCCATAAAGATTTAACTCTCTAAACTTATCATCCTCACTTGCTATCCAAGTAAATGCTTTCCCTCTGCTTTTTATAAGCCTATTTCTTATTGTGTTAAACTTGCTTGTAGGACAAATAACTTCACAATCTAATCTATCAGCATAATTTCCTTGTTTCAAATAAACATTTCCGTTTTCATCTATATTCTTTTTAGAATAATCATCTATATCACTTTTTACATCTTCTAATGTAAGACCTAAATCGCTTTCATTTCCTATTTGCAAAATTCCTACTTTTACATTATCTGTTTTATATAAAGTTATTTTTAACTTTCCAACAAGCATAAAAGAACCTTTTATAAAAAATCTTTCAATATATTCTTCTTTTCTATAAAAATAATCTCCCCAATTATTAACATTTGTAAGCAAACCTTTTTCTATAGTTCTAACTAAATTATTATCATTAGTATATATTTCTATTTTTACAGCTTTTGCATACACATTAAAAAAAGCGATAGTATCTGCATTTTTAAAACTAAATTCCATCACTAAATCATCTTCACTTATTGTTTGTGTATTTATGTATTTATCTATACACTTATAAGGATTTGTAGCACCTTTATTGAACCAATTAAGACTATTTTCAGGCTCTTCGTTATTATTATCTATCAAACTTTTATAAATTCTATTGTTATAAATAACTCTCTCATCTTTATCATAAGTGCTATCACTATCCCAAGCAGGATAATTTTCTACAGCAGCATTAGAGTTTAATAACTCAAATTCACTTTCATCTAAGATATACATCTTATTCCTTCTTCGTCAAATTTAAGCATCAAACGATACATTTTTTTATGTAATGCTAACTGCTCTTGTAAAATAAAATTTGTTTGTTGTATTTCTGCTATATTTACAGCTACATTTATATTATTAGCACTTATTTTAGGAATATTTACAGATACAAACCCTCCATTTGCATATTTTGGAAAAGTTTTATTTAGTCTTATATTTTCTAAACTTGCAAATAGATTAGAATAACTATTTACCATCCAACGAGGTGCTACCCACTCACCTGCATGAACAATACCTGCAACAGGCTCACCTGTTTTGTCTTTATAACCTAATCCATTTCCTGTATAACCCCCAGTAGCAAAATGAAAATGTTTTAAAATACTTGTACCTGATTTACTTATACCTTTTGTTAAATTAGTTGCTGACTTACTTACACTTTTGATAGAAGAATTTATTAAATTTTTTACCCAAGTTTTCAAAGTGCTTACTGTTTTTGTAATACTATCCTTAGTCCATTTGTAAACATTACTTATACTATTTTTAGTCCATTTATAGGCTTTAGCTGTATTATCCTTAGTCCATTTGTAAACATTAGCTATACTTCTTTTTGTCCAACCCCAAGCACCATTTAATAAATTACCAAGCCCATTAAAAATACCTTTAAAAATTCTTGATACTGTATTAGCTAGATTTGTAAAAAAACTTTCTGTCCAATTAAGAACACTATTAAAACCATTCCTAAAAAAATTCCAAACAGCACCTGCTATATTTTTAATCGCTTCTAAAATTTCTTTTAAAATAGAAACAACATTTTCAAATAATTTTGAAGGATTTTTTAAGATACTTATTATTTTTTGAAGAAAACTATTTGTATCTTTTATAGCATCTAATGTATCTGCTTCAGGTGCTGTAAGAGCTTCTATATTTGTATTAGGTAGCCCTACTACACTTAAATTTGCTGTATTTTTTAGAATACCTTCTAAATAATCTTCTGTGCTTTGTTCTGTAACACTTTCTAACGAATTAGCAAGTAGATTTACTAAATCATCATTATTTCCAGCAGCATTTTGAAAAGATTTAGCTTTATCTAAAAGTTCGTTAGAATCAATTTTACCTGCTAAATAATCTTGTTTTGCTTGTGCATATTGTTGCTGTGTATATTCTAAATTATAATTTCTATCTGTAATTCCTCTAAGTTCTGATACATAATCTCTTATACTATCATTAGCTTCTCTTTGTTTGTCTATTAAATCAGCTACGATAGATAAGCTATCTTTGAATTTTTCATTTAGACTATCTATCGCAAGTCCATACTTTTTAAATAAATCATTATTTAATATTTTATTTACATTACTTGCACTATCTACCGCACCCTCCACAAAACTTTTATCAGCTTTTAATATAGCTGTTGTAAAACTTGCTAAACTATCACTTGTTAAATCTGTATATTTTCCTATATATGCGATACTTTCAGCATATTTTTGCATTTCATAAGTGTTTGTATCTGTAATTTTGTCATAAATATTTCTATAGTCGTCTATGCTTTTATATATATCTCCTGCAACAGAAATCATCTCATCAGCTAAATCTCTAATAGCTTGTTTAAATTGTTTTATACCGTCAATATATGCTTGCTGAAAATCTTTAAAATTAGTCATATTATCAGCTATATTTTGTGCATTTATTGCTAAATTAAGTCCGTCAATAGCTTGAGAAACACTATTGATACCCATTCCAGTAGCAGCACCAGCAGCAGACCAAGCAACCCCAGCAACTTCCAAAGAAGTTTGAATTGTTTGTTTATATGTTTTAGCTCTTTTAGAAAGTTCATAATACATTTTATTTTGTTCTTCTAACATCTTTATATTCGAGATAGAAGCATTATAAGAAGCAACTTTTGCATTACCAGCTAAGTCAAAAGCACTATAAGCATTAGATTTTAATTTATTAGTATAAGTATTTTGTTGATAATTATCTATCGAATCCCTATATTTACTTTTTATTGAATCATAAAATTCATTGAATACAGCTTTTAAAGTTTTTGTAAGTAGAGATAAACTTTTTTTAATAACATCGGCAATTTTATCTATACTGTTTTTTTGTTTTTCATTTAAACTTATACCTATTTTATTTAAAAGAGGTTCTATTACATTACTAAAATCAGTATTATTTTTCGAATTGTCATCTGTGTTGTTATTTTTATTAGCTTCTCTTATCTTATTTATAGTTACTTCATCTAGAAGTCCAAGAGCTTTTTTCATTTCATCACTATTATTTTTATAAAGCTCCTTTATTTTAGCTTTCATTTCGTTATACCAAATACCGATTTGTTCTTTTTTAGGTAAAAATGAATTATATTCAGATTGTAAATACTTCATTAGTGATTTTTGTTTATCAGCTATTTTTTGTAATTCTTTTTTTGCTTTATTAGTTTCACTTGCACTAAATCCTTTAAAACTACCATTTTGTGCTTTATTTAAGATTTTTTGCATTTCTTTATCTAAAGTTTTAATATTAGTTTTAGTATCTTTTGTAGTCGTTGTTATAAGTTTAAGTTTCTTTTCTACATCTCCTAAAAATTTTTTAGCAAATTTAGTAGCATTCTCACTTTCAGCACCAAGTTTTGTTATTTCATTTATAGTTTCTCTAATCTCTTTTGTATTTTTTTGTAATGCTTCTGTATAAATGTAAGAGCTTTTACTAGCTTTTTCCCATTCATCCAATCCAGGGATAAGATTATGTATCTCTACCATTTTGTTATACATACCAAGTATTGCATTTTCTATTGCAGCAGCACCACTTAAAACACCTTCTTTAAATACAAACCAAATCAATTTAATACTAAGCATTACTCTTTTTAAAAAGTTAAAACTATCTATAATTCCACCAATGCTTTCAATAACACCTTTTGTAGCATTTATTATATTTTTAGCCCAATCCTGCCCTGCTTTGCTTCCATTTTTAAATGCTTTATTAAGATAATCATTTATTACAAGCAAAATAGATTTTAAATAATCAAATAATCCAGCTTTCATTATATTGTTTTTAAAAATTTCCCAATTACCCTGCATTGTAGATAAAAGTCCATTCCAAGTTTTACTTTGCTCTTTCATAGCACCAGCATATTTGCTATTCCAAATTGCTTTTAATGTGCTTTCTATTATTTTAGAGTTGTTTTCTATTACAATATTTTTTACTTCTCCACTTCTTGTAGTCCATTGTAGAGCTGCTTTATTTCCTTGCTGGTATCCTTTAACTCCAAATTCTTTTAATCTTTCAAATTCTCCATTAACGGCATCAGCTATTGCTTCTACTGCTTGCATTAAAGGTTTTCCCATAGCACTAGCTGTATCACCAAGCCACACTAAGTCTTTTTGAGCATTAAGTCCATAAGCTCTTAATTTAATGAAACCCTCAGTAACTTGGTCAAGTTGATAAGGAGTTTTTGCTGCGAAGTCTTGTATCCACTCCATACTTTTTTGAGCCACTTTACTATTGCCTTCAATACTTTTCAAAGCAACACTAAACTGCTCAAATTTCGCTGCAGTTTCTACAAAAGATTTAGATAACTCAATAACTTGTTTTGTTAATTCATAAATACCAAGTCCTGCTATCACAGTCCCAACAGCTTTTAAAGCATCAGAGAAGTCAAAAGTGCTTTTAGAAGTTTTATTTATATTACTATTTAAGTTTTTTAATTCCTGATTTAATACTTTTACTTTACCAGTTTCTGTATCAATAGAAATTTTTATAGATAAATCTTTTTTCACTTGGTCTCCTCATTTACTTTACTTGCCCACACTTGCCCCATTACAACTAATAAAGGGGTTAATTTTACATCTAAGTTATTCCACACTAAATAATCTTTTATTGCTTCATATTTTTTACCTAAAACACCACCCATTGAACCATACTCATTTGGTATTGACCTAAAAATCTGAACTATTTTCAAGTCTAACGGATAATATAAAATAATCATTTTAGAGTTAGGATTTTGGAATATAGATATTTTTTCATCTACATCCAAATCCCCATCATAAAACTGTTCTATATATTTAATCAATCTGTCTTCTCTGCCGACTTTCCCACTTCGTCTAAAATTTTAGATACTACTTCAATAAAAGCACCACCTTTTTCTAAAATAGATTTCACTTCTTTTTTTGGATTTTTAAATCCTTTTTTTTCAAACACTACACTTTCATCCCAGTATTCTAAAAATGCTTCAATAATTACACTTTGATTTTCTTCACTTGATTGTGCTTTTATCAGTTTCAATGTAACTTCTGTGCTTGGAGAATAAGCAGTATATGAATATAGTTCATCTCCTAACTCTAATTCACCTTTTACACCTAAATCTTTTAATTCAACTTTCATTTATTTCCTTTATTTATAAATAATCTCAAAATTATCACCACCACTATTGCTTTCAAGTAGATAAGTTCTATTATTTTCTAAGTTACCACCATTGTCGCTTTCACTAACATCTGTTAATCTTGCATAATTAGCGACAAGTTCAAATGTTCTACCAATAGCAGTAGAAAGTTTTATATCAATAGATTTTACATTACCATTTGCGATATCTTGCCAAACTCCATTATCACCTTTTTGTTTTAAATCTTTTAATGTGATTTTTGGTTTATAATCTGTAATTTGATATTCTTTCGCCCCAATTACATAAATCTCTTTAATCTCTACACCCATATCAAAATCAACATTTTCTATCTCATAAGATGTCCCACCGATAGTAATAACATCAATACTCTCAACAATAAAAATATCTTCATCATCAAGTGTAACAGCTGGATTGTCTTCAAGTGTAGTTTCAGGAGTAGTAAAACCTTTTAATTCAAATGTAAGTTTTGCCATTTCACCTACATTAAAAGTTGCTTTCAAATTACCACAAACACCAGTAATTATTCTCTTTTCTCCATCTAAATAGTTTGTTAAATATCCATTTGGAATAGGATTTTGAGATGGTTTATAATGTGCTTCTGTTACATTGTTATCATCATCTTTTACAAGTGTTTCATCTAATGCACACATTTTATAAAGTTCTGCTATTTTGGGAGGAAGTCCAGCTCTTAAAAGCACATTCACACTGCCATCAGTGGTAGTATAATCAGGAACACTATAAGATTTACCACCACCAAGACCTCTACCAAGTTCTTTATAATCACCAGTTTTTACTTTTGGAGTAAGTGTTACAGAGTCATTTAATGTAACTACATTGTCTGTATCAGGCTCTGAACCATATTTTGCTAACAAGACTTGTTTTTCTGTTAATACTCTTGCCATTATTTATCCTTTGTAGAGGCTTTTTTTCTAACACCCTTAAATTCAACAGATATTTTTTTAGATTTACAAATCTTTTCAATATTTTCATCTACTGTATAAACTTTTTCTACTTTTTCAAGTTGCTTTTCATCAAAAAAATAAGGGGCAATATATTGACCTCTAAGTCCTTCAATTTTTTCATTTGAATAGATTATTACTTTTGGCATTTTATTTCTCCTTATTTAGTAACTATTGCGATACCAGCAGTATTCTTAGTATTTACTACTTTATTCCAGTTTGCACTTGTTCCAAGTGTTGCATCATCAGGATTGATTCCAGCTGCTACATCCCAGCTAAACCCTTTAACTTTCAATGTAATAGCACCTTCTAACGAAGTTCTAAATACATGATTTTCTCCACTAATATCTTCCATTGTTACAATGTCTTGAATTTCAGAGTTTTGAACTACAACTGACCCACTTGTAAGTCCTAATGTAGAATATAATTGAGTTTCATCTCCATTATTACTATCTCCATCACAATCAGCCTTTCCTGCTTTAAAACTTTCACTATCTGTAACATAAGCACTTCTATTTAATGTAGCAGGTGTAGCATTGTAAAGAATACCACTAATTAAAGTATCACTATTAAATGTAAGTCCATTTCTATATAAATCAAAGAATTTACCACTATTCATAGACCAATTTACAATATTATTTGCCATATCACCAAATTTTTCTAATCCAGTAATTAAATCTTTAATCTCTAATGCCCCATCACAATTTTTAGTTACAACTGCATCTGAATTACTTCTAATAGCAGCATTAAGACCTAAAAGTGCTTTATTAAGCATATAAATAGTTACACTATCTCCTAATTTCTGTCCAATCATTCCACTAAGTTCATCAACTCTTTTTCCGTATCTTAAAATATCACTTCTTTTAAATTCAATTTTCTTTTTGTAATAAAGTTTTACACTTGTCCAGTCTTCTGTATTTAAAGTTTCAAATACAGCATCAGCAGCACTTGTTACATCTCTTCTATTTGCTTCACCAATTCCTTTAAAAAATAACTCTTCTAAAAAATCACCTTTATGAGGGTCTGATACTAATGTAATAGCACCTTTCGTTTGTTGTGTAAAATTTCTTACATTTTGTGTAATTTGTTCTGTTAAAAGTGTTTCAATCACTTCATTATTTACTTGTATTGGCATTTAATCTCCTTTTTAATTTGGTAAATTTTCGTAAGCATCACGACCATTACTTGCTATAAATTGTGCTTTTTCAGCTACATTCATTTCACTTCTTTTTTTTGTAGCACCACTTGGATTATTTGCATTTGCACCACTTCCAGCTTGTCCATTTGCTCGTAATAGATGTGGCTTGTTTTCAAGAAACTTATTAGTTCCAACATCTAAATCAAGTATTTCATCTCCATTTTTGAAGATTACTTTTCCTTCTTCATTTATATCTACAAAATTTTTAAGAACTAATCCTACAACTTCTTTATCAATTACACCTACATTATCTAAAACTTTAGAAAGTTCAGTATTGATAGTTAGTTCTTTATTTTTAGTTTCAAGAGTTTGTAGTTTTTCCATTAAAGATTGTTTTTCACTTCTCTCTTTTTCAAGTTCACTTACAAGCTCACTTTTACCCTCTTCTTTTGCTTTTTTAATCTTTTCATCAAGATTAGCAAGTTCATTTTCAAATTTTTCTTTACTTTTAGTTACTTCATTTAAAGTTTTTTGAGTGTCTTCAAATTTAGTTTTATACTCTTTTACTTCATTTTCTAAATTAGATAACTTTTGTGATATAGTTTCTGCTATATCTTTATCTAACTTTTTAGCATCAAGTAACTCTTTTAACCAATTAGGCATTTATGCTCCTTTTATGATTTTAAACATTTTACAAAGTTAAAACACTATTTTTTGGCAATTTTTCGTGTTTTTTTAAAGATAATAAGAATAAAAAGG